GCACAAACTCGCCGTTTACGAGCGGGTGGTGGATTAAATGCGCGTTCAGTACACCCTGTACAGGGAAGTAGGTGAACTTGTCATCTGAGATAAATGCCCAGTCGAACAACGGTGTAGTGATACCCGGAATCAACAGAACGCTTATCGAGTCAGCCATCGTAGCAGCATCAGTCAATGCTTTTGTGACGGCAAACACATTGATAGCGTCTGAGCCAGTTACGGAGTCAGTCGCTACCTTGGTAGTAGAAGTAACCAGTACGTCAGTCGCCCCAATCGTTGCGTCGGTTAGAACCTTCACAGGGCTTCGAGTCGCTGTATCCTCTGCTGTTACTGCGTCAGTGCGGGCTGTCTCAAAAGACTTAGCCGTTGCATCTGCCATAGTTGCAGAGTCCGCCACGTTAGGACGGGTGAAATCTTTTGCTGCTGCGTCAGAAGCAGTTGCCGTGTCAGTAATGTTTGGGCGGGTGAATGACTTCGCCATCACCTCAGTAACCGTTACTGGGTCTGGGTCAGCGTCTGCGTCAACAATATCAAAGTCAAAGTTGTAGCCCGGAGTCTTAGCGATGAAGTCAGTCATCGTGACCGCATCGGTCAACACCTTAGCAACCGCAAATGTGTTTACAGCATCTGTCGCAGTAGCTGTATCACTAGGGTTTGTACCTATATCGAATGGCCCAAATGTATCCGCAGCCGTCACGGAGTCGGTCTTACCCAACCCCGGCGAAGTGAAGGAGGTATCCGCCGTAGTCACCGAGTCGGCAACATTGGGTCGAGTAAGTGCTTTTGCAGCCGCGTCCGTTGCCGTCGCACTATCAGCAACAACTTTGGCTGTGTTGAAAGTGTTGATGGCGTCGTTAGTAGTAACCTCGTTCGTCAAAGACTTACCAACATGTTTGGTGTTGACAGCATCTACAGAACTTACGCTATCAGAGGAAACCTTGCCAACGGACTTAGCGTTTGCATCTGTCGCTGTAGCTGCATCTGTAAGGGTTTTCCCTACTGTCTTAACATCTGTGTCCGCCATGACGATAGGGTCTGGGTCGGCATCAGGGTCTGTCGGGTCAAAGTCGATGTTGCCATAGAACATCCGATTGACTGCATCAGTCATCGTCACAGAGTCTGTAAACGAAGTATCGAATGAAATAGCCACATCGTCGGTGGCTGTGGCAATGTCAATGACTGCTTTACCAACAGCAATCTGACGGAAGTCAGAAAGATTTACAGTCTGATTTTCAAGTACGCTGGTCGGTACAACAAACGCTGTCATCGCAATGACTGGCGTAGGCTGCGCAGCAACTGAAACACTCCGAGTGGATACAGCAGCAGATGCTGTCGAAGCGGCAACCGCCACTGACAGAACCGTTGTTGCTACTGCGGAGACTCGGATGTTGGACACTTAGAAGTTCTCCCGCACGGTAAAGCGTAGGGTGTCGTACACGGTTTGAACTTGGCCATTAAAGGTAATAACAACTTCACCTTCATACATGCCGGGGTCTACGTCGAGAACTCCACCCAAGAAATCAAACTGTACCTGCCCAGTCGTACCACCACTAAGTTTTGCGCAAGAGATAGTGGACAACAATGTAGTCGTACCTGCTTCACGGAACTTAACAACCACGGTGGTAGTGGTGAGGGATAAATCAATAGGTGAACCAGTCACATCATCGGTCAACGTCAGAACGATGACTGGTCTCTCGTCGCCTTTTACTAAACGAATGACATCAACAGCCATAGTGTCCTCACGCGAAAGGGCGCATCTGAACGTACATCGAGGCTCTTGCCGCTCCGATATTCGCTCTTGCTCTGCGCTCAGTTATTTTAGAAAGATACTGCTTAGCATGGTACGTAGCCAACTCACGGTCACTCCAGTTTTTATTTGGCATGACGAGAAGATGCTGCAACGCACCGTGCATGATGACGTTCTCTAGGTCATCAAAGATAGTCTTATCCATGCCAGTAGACGTGCGCAAAGGCTTGAGTACCACAATCATCTTGAGGTTGTAAGCCTTGGAGTCGTCAGGCAACGGGGCAAGGACAAAGTTATCTGGGTCAAGCTGACAGATGTATCGAGGGTCTGAGCGTTGGTCAGGGTCGAGGTCAGGCCAGTTGGGGTACTTCATGTACAACTGCTCAAGGGTCAACGGGTCAAGTGGTGAGCCATTGACGGCAGCAGTGATGAACGCATGTACCTCAGTCTGCAATGGGTTGTTATAGGGGTACTCATACACCCCCGGGGTCAAGCGAATAGAAGGCTGCTCGTAGCGCCATGCAAGCGTACGTTCGCAAGTCTCAATCGCTGAATCACGAATATGTTGCTCTAAGATTGGCTGAGGGCAGCCCGGCACACTTGCCGCAAGACGTGAAGCCAACGAGAGAAATGTACGAGTACTCATGATGCGACCACCTGTTCACTTGGTAGACCCGCTTCTTCTGTGTCAGTCAGTGACCTAGCCTGTGCACTTACACCCAATGCTTGAGTGAAGGACTGCTGGAACAACTGCGCACGGTTAGAGTTCACATGCTCGTTGTCAACTGACTCAGCCAAGAACACAGTACCGTCAACCACGACTGGGAAGAACGCATCAGGCAGCAACGCTACGGTGTCTGTACCAACATAGTTGGGAGGGGTCTGTGCATATTCCCCGATGAGGACTTGTCCTGCGGGGGCTTTGGGGTAGATGAAGAACTTGTTGGGGTTGCGCACGTGGCGCATCCAGTTAACAGCAGCACCTGCTGCGTCATTCATCCAACCGGGGTATGTCTGGTCAAGCGATGTGCGGTCAACTTCAGTTACACCTGCGCCATCTTTGACTTGGAAAATCTCAATGATACGAATGGAGTCTGACGGGGGGGACTGAATAACAGCCCCAGCCGTGCAAGTAATCTCACCGATGTAGGCAAAGAGGTCAGGACGCAATACAGACATACGCTTCAATGCCTGATTGGCAAAGCCCAACAACACCGCATCACTGTAGCGTTGCGGTGCGCTGATGTCTTGTAGAAGGCGACGAGCCTCTGTGACTACATCATTGAGTATCATTCGGGTAATCCCCTAGACGCATCTGCGTTAAGTTCTGCATTGACAACAGGAGGCTCAACTGGAATTTCTTCCGTTGGGGTCTCCAACTTCAGACCTGTCTTGCGACCAGTTTGCTTCTTCGGAATAAACTTCTCAGGAAAGGCTTCTTGCTCAGTCACTTCCTCGACCATTGGGTTTTCAGCCAACAGTTCGGTGTAATCGTAAATGAAGCCATCTCGTTTGTTTCGTAGGTAACGCGCCATATCAACTCTCCTGCCTATACTTGGCTGTCTTAGCCGCTATTTTAGCTGGCTGTTTTACAAATTGTTGACCTTTTGCTTTGCCTTGTCGCTTTGCTTTAGACGTAGCGGCGTACTCTGCGGGGGTCAACGCTTTTATAGCAGCCTCAGGCAAGTACCGTTCACCAGTCTTGCTCGAAGGCTTACCACTCTTGGTGCGCCATTTCTGGTCACCCCAATCTTTGAGCGACTTCTGTGGGGCTTTCAATCTCTGTACCCCCCACCAGCAGCCTTATATTTCTTGGCTACTAGCTGCGCTTTGCGAGCCGACCACTGGCCTGCGCCTGTGCCTTGAACCGCCGCAGCCTTTACCTGCGACACAATACGTTTACGCAACTCAGGCTTCGTATAGTTACCTGCGGCGTTTACTTTGGATTTGGTTTTAGGTTTTGTAGCCATATCACCACTTTACCTTATCTGCCCAGTAAGCGGCTGACATTTTGCCCTTAGCGATATTCTTCGCATGGCGGGCTTCAAAACTTTTCTTGCGGGCTTTCTCAGACGGGGTAGTAGGGTTTGCACCTGCACCCTTTACACCTTGCTGCCCAAAGCGGATTGTCTTTACCTCAGTGCCAGACTTCGCCACAACAACATGGCTCTTAGTCGGATGGCCCGGAGTACGCTTAGGTTGGTTGTAGCCTGATACCCCAGCACGCTCTAATCGAGAGTCTTTGGTAGCCATCACACCTCCTCGTAGATAACAGTCACAGTCGTATCGACTGCGGTGAACACAACGTAAATTCCATCATCGAACAATATGCCGGGGTCTACAAACGGAATGTTATCCATACCCTTACCGTAAACATCTAAGTGATAATGCGGCTCGCCACCTGCGGGGGCAGTTGTTCGGTCATAAAACTCAATCGTAGTATCACCAGAGTTAGGATGAAAGATAAGCAACTGTCTAAACAAAGCACGCTTGCCAGTAACTAAACCGGACGCTGTTAGTTGTTTTGCTTTTAGTGCTGCCATCGTCTTCTCCTATATAAGAAGGGGGCCGAAGCCCCCATCCTTTATGCGCAGTCTTGAACCAATGCCCAAACGCGAACCTTGGCAGCATTGATGCTGTCGTGGTTCAACAGAATGTCGATGGTGTCAGCAGCACTGTAGTACTTGCCATTGCTATAGCCAGCAACAGTGTTTGGTGTGCCTTCGGTCAAAGCCAAAGCCATAGCACCAGACGCCACGCTGTTCAAGCTGATGTCGTTCAAATAACCGTCAGTGTCAGAACCGTCGCCCAAGTCGAAAGTTGCAGTAGCACCTTCGGCAGTAGTAACGTCATAACCAACGCGCAGCACCAGCGTCTTAGCTGGAACAGGCATGATTTCAACAACATCGCCAGATGCCAATGCAGCAGCACCAGCAGCAGCGCGAGCAGCAGCAATCGCAGCAAAGTCAAGAACAACTTCCATACGAGTAACTTTGTTCAAGCCCTCGGCACGGAATCCAGCAGAGCCTTTGTTAAAGCCCAAAGAGTCGGTAATAGTCGCCATTTCAAATCTCCTAAAAAGTTGCAGTAGAGGGGCCGAAGCCCCTCATGGTTTATGCCAAAGTAACAATACCTTGAGCCAATGCTTCAGGTTTCACCACTTTGTAGCCATAAACTTGCAAGCCACGGATGACGTTACCAAAAGTAGACTCAGCGCGTAGAGACTCCATCTCAGTCATTTGAGAGGCAAAAGTGAAGCCCATCTTATGACCAGCGATGATGTTGAACTTGCCAGAAGTCACAGACAAATTGTGGCTCATGTACAAAGTGAAACGGTCAATCATACCCAAGCGACCGTTACGCAACACAGACACGCTGTCGCCAGTCAAAGAAGCGTCTTTCAGGTCAGACTTCTTAATCATGCCAGCCATCTTGGCAGGGATAATCAGGAAGCGCTCGCCTTCAGGAGCGTTAGCTTCGTCAAGCACAGTGCCCATGTCTACGATGTAGTCAAGCACGTTAGTCTTGGTGATAGCAACAGGAGTGCCAGTTGTACCCAAGTCAATGTTGCCAGTGATACGACCAGCATTTGCGCCTTTGTTCAAAGCAGAGATGTCTGGAAGGATGTCTGTCAGAACGCGCTGGTCAATCTTAATCTTCATACGCTCAGAAGCGTCCTTAGACCAAGTGTCCATCAAGTTCACGTCAGATTGAACCTTGTCCACGTCGTCTTCGATACAAGCGAAGTACTCGCCCTTGTCGATAACCAACTGGATTTTTGGCTTATCAGGATTCTCAACGCTCAGGGTTTGGCCCTTCACGTAAGTCTTGATAGTGATTTCAGGAGTGGTACGGATGTTAACCGTGTCACCCATGCGGCGAATCTCGCCTTCATAGTTGGTGTTAGAGATTGCTGCGAGCACAGTGGCGTCGTAGAAATTCTCAATGAGTTTGCCAGACCAAATCTCTGGAATGAAGTTGCCCGAATAATTCGGACGACCAGCAGCTACGGGAAATCCCATGATATTACTCCTCTAATCAAGCGTTTACAGTTATGCGATTCTCTCGCTGTGCAGCGAAAATATCGCGTTCAATGCGGTCACGCTCTGCTTCGCGCCCTTTGTACTTACCTTGACGAACATCGTTGAAGAAGGTTTTGATGTCATCAGGGCTGTAGGTCTTGGCGTTTGTTCCTGTCGGTGCACCTGTGCTGCGCCCTTTACCGGGGGCAACTTGGCGTTCCAACTCGGAAGCAGACACATTCCGGCGGGTGTTTTGAGCAACATTGGCTTGTCCAGTAATCTCAAGCCAAGACTTAAAGAAACTACCAACTCGGCGTACATCGAGGCTGCGCTGTGCATCCTCTAGGATGGTTTGACGGCTGATACCTGACAGTGGGTCGAACTCAAGAAGCCAAGATTGAAACTCAGGGTCTTCGTTGATGTCTTTCCAGTTAGGTACTGCGCTTGCCAATTCCGACCAGAATTGCTGTTCGACAGTCATAGCTTGGCGTTGTGCGAGGTTGTGAACCTGTGGCACGACGTTAACCTGCAACTGTTGAAGCATCCTCTCGATTTGCACCAACTTCTGAGCAACAGGGATTAACTCCTCACGTGACACTTTACGCATCACATCAAGCGATTCTCCATATTCCTCAACATCTTTCTCAGTAACGAGCGGGTCAACTTGCGTTTGCGCCATGTTACGTGCGGAAGACTGTTGGGCTGAGATGGTTGCCAGCAACTGCTCCATTTGTTGTACACGGCTAGAAAGTTCTTTGTTCTGGCTATGCAGACGTGGAACTTCAGCGTTGTACATGCCTTGGAGGGTCTTGTACTTTTGAGTCAGATTTTCTTCTGAGCCTTTTCCATCACCACTTGCGTGCTCAGCGCCGGGCGATTGAGTAGCACCGTTCGTGTCAGCATTTGCGTCGGCGGTCGGAGTGCTGTTCGCAGGTTCTGCATTGGGCGGAGTTCCACCATCGGCTGGAGGATTTTGTCCCTCGCCATTGGTTCCATCACCATTGAGTTGTGCGTACAGTTCTTGAACTGCCTCGGTCTGTTTACGAATTTGCTCTGGAAGTGCCATAGTAAAACGCTCCTATCGGTATGCGTGGATTAGACGGCGAGTCATATCAGTTAGGACTTTGCCGCTAGTTCAGGGGACTCTTTGGCGAGTTTGTAAATCTCGCCCAAAACTTGGCATCGCCCCTGCATCAATGCCGCGTTGTTTATCGCAGATGGTAGCTGCTCTAGCTCGTGCATACGCCATGACTTCAACCACTCCAGAATCTCTGGGTGCTGACGCACAGCGATAGAAAGAGCCTTTACAACTGCTGGGTCAGGTCGTATCACGGCTGACCCCCACTACGATTC